CTCAAAGACTGGCACACAAGTCAATGTCAACGTCACTGCGAACCGTACCGCAATCACGGCTGACGCGATTGATATTTCAGCCAACTATGTTGGTCAATCCAGCATTACAACACTTGGCACAATTACAACTGGTATTTGGAATGGTACTGATGTAGCCGTTACAGACGGTGGTACTGGGTCGTCTACTGAATCTGGTGCTCGCACTAACCTCGCTTCCGCTTCTGGAGAATCTTCGGGTCGTACAACCAGTACTCCTGCCCTTGCTCGTGTAGCAAAACAAGGATGTGCTGTCAGTGCTTCAGCAGTATCTACTACCGCAATTACTCACAATTTTGGTACAACTGATGTAAGCGTACAAATTTATGAAGTGTCAACTGGTGCAACCGTTATTGGTGATGTAACCCGTACCAATGGCAACTCTATTTCAGTTGTATTGTACGGTACTATTGCCGCTAATGACTACACCATCGTTGTAGTAGGCTAGTAACACATAGACCTCGCGGGGTCACAACATAGAAAGCGATTGAGGTCGTGGCACAGAAATTTACAGTACCTATTACTGTTAAGCAGTTATCGTCTGCTAGTTCTGATGCTATTACTGTATTTGTTGACGCCGACACTTATTCTAGATTAAAAGTTGAAGCTGGTGGACGTCTTGTTTGGGGTGACGGAACAGTTTCTGGAGATACCAATCTATATCGTGATGCAGCTAACGTTCTTAAAACAGATGACACGTTTAAAACGCCAATACTTTATGTTGACGATATTGAAATTGACACTACTGGAGCAACAACAGATCAAGTTTTAAAGTTTAATGGTACAAAGTTTATTCCAGGAACGGCAAGCACAGTTGGGGCAATTAATGACCTAAGCGATGTGACTATTACTTCCGTAGCAGTTGATCAAATTCTTAAATACAATGGAACAGCCTGGGTAAACGTCAATGATGCTGTTGCCGCAGTTACAGCAACAATTGAAGTTTCGGATACTGCACCAGTTTCACCAAGCACTGGTGACCTATGGTTTAACTCCCTGACATTAGAAACTTATATGTATTATGACGGTTACTGGCTACAAACAAGTGGTGAAGCAGATCTTGTAGAAGATTTAACTGATCTTGCTGATGTAATTCTTACTGTTCCAGTTAACGGTCAATTTCTTAAATATAATGGAACTAGTTGGGTAAACGGAACCATTCCAACTATAAACACGTTGGATGACATTGGTGACGTTTCCGTAGCATCACCATCTTCTGGACAATTTCTAAAGTGGAATGGCAGTGCGTGGGTTGCTGACACGATTGTTGGTGGCGCAAGCGTCTCCGATACCGCCCCAGCATCCCCTTCGGCTGGTCAACTTTGGTTCCAATCAACCAATGGTAAAACATTTGTTTATTATGACTCTCAATGGATTGAAGTCGGTGGTGTAGGAACTGGCGCACGAATGGTGTCTAGTTCTTCACCTCCTGCATCGCCACTTGAAGGAAGTATGTGGTTTGATACGGATACCGCACAAACATTTGTTTATTATGATTCTTCGTGGATTGAAATTGGTGCTTCTGGTATGGCGGCGATGGTTTTTGACACCGCCCCAGCATCACCTATCACTGGACAAATATGGTTCAATTCGCTTACTGGTGGTACATACGTTTATTACGGAACAAACTGGGTTGAGGTTGGCGCGGCGCCTTTTACTTCTTTTCTAAATACTATTAACGCTAAAGGCGACCTCATCGTAGGTACAGCAGATAATGCAATCGCTGGTCTTACGGCAGGTTCAGCAAATCAAGTTCTTACTGTAGATTCATCCACAGCAACTGGTCTAAAATGGAGTACGCCAACTGTTTATCAAGCAGTTGTAGCAAATGTCTCAGATACCGAAATTGGTTATCTTGACGGCGTAACAAGTGCAATTCAAACGCAGTTAGGTACAAAAGCATCAACAGGAAAATCAATTGCAATGGCGATTGTTTTCGGAGGATAAATTATGGCAGCACCAAATATAGTAAACGTAACAACAATCACAGGCAAGACTGCGGTTCTTGCTGTCACAACTACTGCTACGGCTATTGTTAAAAACGAAGGCAGTAGCGCTGGAACGACGATAGTTGTTACTGCTAACGGTTCAACCAACTATGTGGTTGGCGGAGCATCTAACGCAACTATTCCTGTTGTTCGTGGCGCAACTTACACAATTCAAGTGAGCGCAGTTGGTCATCCGTTCTGGATTCAAACATCGTCGGGTGCTTACAATGCAGCCAATGTCTCAACTTCGGGAATTACAAACAACGGCACAGAACTTGGGTACATTACTTTTCAAGTTCCTTCTGATGCTCCAAACACGCTTTACTATGTTTGTCAAAACCATTCTGCTATGGCTGGTTCAATAACTGTTACAGGCACAGCAAGCAACTCAGGAAAAGTTTTTAAAGTTAATGCTTTGTATGTATCAAATGTTGACGGCGCAAGTTCGGCTGACATAAACGTAGATATATTCCGTTCTTCTACTGCGTACCATATTGCCAAAACGGTTTCAGTTCCAGGAGACTCAACGTTGGATGTTATTTCTAAGTCCATTTATTTAGAAGAGGGCGATACTCTTCGTTTAACAGCGAGTGCAAACTCGGATTTGGAAGCAGTTTGCAGTTATGAGATTATTGCCTAATGCGTTCTAACGGCGGAATTATCGGAGGGAAGAAGACTGTAAGTACTTCTGCTGCGTCTGGTATTTGGGCTATTCGTGACCAACAAAGAGAAAAAGGTGCAGGCAACTGGCCAAGATTTTTTGACGGATTGGCGGAAGGAAGCGCTGCACCCAGTGCCTATGCATTGAAGGCACAGGGGCAGAACACCAATGGATACTATTGGATACAACCCAATGGCGCATCTTATGCACGACAAGTTTGGTGCGACATGACGAATAGTGGTGGGGGATGGATGCTTATGTCTTTTGCTGCCACTGCTGTGACGAATGGTGCTCATGTTAAAGATGCCTATACTGGTTCTGCTTTCAGCGCTTCTTCTTCAACTATAATTTCATCAAACGGAGCATCGTCTACTTCAGGAAATTTAAGTCAAGAATTTATTAATTGGTGTGTTGTTGCTGGCAGACAAAGAGCCGTAGCACTATTTAGAATAAGTACAACCAACTTTTACATTCCCACCGATTCTGTATCAAATTGGTTACCCATCTCACAGCGTTCCCGTAGTTCTTCTGGGACTAACTTTGCAACTTTTGATGCTGCAAATATGGCAAGAACTGGAAATACTTGGTTAAAAACGATGTATACGGGGTATACGGCAGATTCAGGAAATAACTCGGCAGGGACTGTTTCTACTTCACACGCAATGGGTAGTGCTGCTTGGAATACCCTCCCAGGCAATTTTGATTCTATTGCCTCCAACTGGGGATACTCAATAAGCCAATATTATCAATCTGGGGATAGTGCCGTTGACGCTAATTTTTCAACATGGCCATCAAGTCACCATGCAACAGGTGGTTGGTCATCATCAGGTTATTTCTGGTTAAAAATAGGGCAAGAGTGAGTTGGGCATAATGAATACTGAATCAACTCTCATCCATAAACAATGTAAAATGTATGGTGGAGGAATATAAACAATGTCCCTTACTTTTCCCGCATCTCCCACAGTTGGTGATACCTACACAGTAGGTGCACGTACTTGGTCGTGGTCAGGAACAATTTGGGAAATGACTGGGACTGTTGCTGTGGCTGGTTCTATTGGTACAGCCGAGTTAGCGGCTAGCGCTGTAACCACTGCAAAGATCGCGGCGGGTGCAGTTACGGCAGCAAAACTTGGAAATGATATTTCGCTCACCCCAGCAGATGGTTCTATTACTCAAGCAAAACTTACTTCTGGACTTTCGGGGATTACGGTTACTACTACTGCTAATCGTTCTGCTGTTATACCTTCTCCTTTTAACGGTCAGTTCATTTTTCTCACTGATACGAGTGAACTACAGCGATGGAATGGTTCGGCTTGGGTTTCAGGAGTTTCTTCACCACCAACGGAGGCACCAACAAGTTTGGCATTGGTTTCTGCGACTGCAACTACAGCAACTATTTCGTTCGCCGCTGGCGCTGAAGGTGGTTCAGCAATCACGAATTATCAGTACGCACTTTCTACTAATAGCGGTTCTTCGTATGGTTCCTACAATGCTCTTGCTACACCCGATGCAACTAGTCCAATCACAATTCCTGGCTTGACTGCAGGAACTGCCTACTACATAAAACTAAAAGCGGTAAACGCCCAAGGCGTAAGTAATATTGAATCGTCTGCATTGTCTTTTAGTACATTGGCGGCACCATCTGCGCCAACATCCCTATCTGCTACTGGATATTATTTGGCGGCTACAATTTCGTTTACTGCTGGCGCTGAAGGTGGTTCAGCAATCACAAACTACGAATATGCTTTATCTACAAACGGCGGCTCTACATACGGTTCTTTTACGGCACTGTCACCAGCCGACACAACAACCCCAATTGAAATTACTGGCTTGGCAAATAGTACTACTTATTCTATAAAGATAAGAGCGGTAAGTACCGTTGGTGCAGGCGTAGAGTCTTCTGCTGTTTCAGTTACAACAAATCAAAATGTTCAAGTTGGGTATTTAATGGTCGCTGGTGGCGGTGGGGGAGGCAGGTCACCCAATGTCGGTGGCGGCGGTGGTGGCGCTGGCGGAGTTGCGGTTCACACAAATTACAGTATTTCAATAGGTACAAACTACGCTCTTTCAATTGGGGCAGGTGGAGCAGCATATTCGGGTTATGATGGTGGAGGTAACAACGGTTCTTCTTCTAGTGGTTTTGGCAACACTTTAAATGGTGGAGGAACAAGCGGTTACTATAACCGAAACACAGGATATATAGCCTCAACATCTGGAGGCAGTGGTGGCGGTGGCGCACACGCTTACAACACGGGTGGAGCATCAGTTCCAGGGACTGTTGCTGCAGGAGCAACTTTTTATGGTAACGCAGGTGGAAATGGAGGAAGTATAAACGGCGTTTCAGGTCATCCTGGTGGTGGTGGCGGTGGCGCTGGGGCAGTGGGTGCGACAGTTAATACACCATCTCCTTTTGCAGGTGCTGGTGGTGTTGGAATATCTAACTCCCTGACGGGTAGTGCTGTATTTGTCGGAGGAGGCGGAGGTGGCTCGGCTACTGAGGGTGGTCAAGTTGGCGGAAATGGTGGTGGCGGTGCTGGTGGTCAAGGGTCTAGTTACGCTGGAACCGCAGGCACAGTAAACACAGGCGGCGGCGGTGGTGGCGCAGGACCAGTTGGTTACGACGTCGGCGCTGCTAATCCTTCTGGTGCAGGCGGTAGCGGATTAATTGTTATTCAATATCCAGCAGCACGCACAATAACTGTTGGTGCAGGCTTGACTGCATCACACACCAATACAGCAATCACAGTAGGTGGAGTAAGTATGAAATACACAAGAATTACTGCTGGCACTGGAAATGTGAGTTGGGCATAATGGCTATAGATTTTCCTAACTCACCAGTAAACGGCGATTCTTTCACTGTTGGAACAGCAACATGGATGTACAACGGCACAGCATGGGTTGTTTCTGTGGGAGACGCATCCATCGCTACAGGCGCTATCACTACAGATAAAATTGCCGCAGGTGCAGTGACTGCAGCAAAACTTGGTAACGATATTTCGCTCACACCAGCCGATGGTTCAATTACCGCAGCAAAGATTGCCGCAAACGCTGTTACGGAAGCAAAGATAAATGCTGATGCTGTAACTACAGCAAAGATTTTAGATGCCAATATCACTGCTGCAAAGATTGCATCAAGTGCCGTTACAGAAGCAAAGATTGGTTCAGGTGCAGTCACTCAAGCAAAACTTACTTCGGGTTTATCAGGGATTACGATTACGACAAGTTCTTTAGTCGGCTCAGTTATTACTTCACCTTTCACAAATCAATTTGCGTTCTTCTCTGATACGAATGTTTTGAGTAGATGGAATGGTTCGGCTTGGGTTTCTGGTGTTGCTTCAGCACCAACGGAAGCACCAACAAGTTTGGCTTTAGTTTCAGCGACTACCACGACAGCAACTATTTCTTTTGCCGAAGGTGCTACTGGTGGTTTACCGATTTCTAACTACCAATACGCGCTCTCTACAAACAGTGGTTCTACTTATGGTTCTTATAACGCATTAAACCCAGCAGATTTCACAACGCCAATAACGATTACTGGCTTGACTGCTGGAACTGCCTACTACATAAAATTAAAGGCAGTTAACGCTCAAGGTACAAGCACTGTTGAATCGTCTGCATTATCTTTTAGTACAATTTCAGTAACCGTTGATTATCTAGTTGTCGCAGGTGGCGGGTCAGGTGGTGGAGGAACCTATCATGGTGGTGGCGGTGGTGCTGGTGGTCTACTTTCGGGGTCTTGGTCAATAACATCAGCAACTTCGTACACCGTAGTAGTTGGTGCTGGTGGTGCGAGTGTGTCGGGTTTAGCAACAGGGAATAATGGGGTTAACTCATCCATCACTGGTTCAGGGCTAACAACTGTTAACTCAATTGGTGGCGGTGGCGGTGGTAGTGCAAATAATGGCGCTCCCGCAAATGGAAATAATGGTGGTTCTGGTGGTGGCGGTGCTGGTATTTCTAATGGTAGTGCTGGTCCCTCTACAGGTGGTGCAGGAACAGCCAATCAAGGCTATGCAGGCGGAACGAATACTGGCAGTAATTCACCTTATCGGGGTGGCGGTGGTGGTGGTTCAGGTGCTGTTGGTATTGGTGGAACCGGCACACATACTGGTCATGGAGGAATTGGAACAGCATCATCTATAACGGGTTCATCAGTTACTTATGCGGGTGGCGGTGGTGGTTCATCATACAACAACACGACCACTGGCAACGGTGGTGCTGGCGGCGGCGGTAATGGTGGGGATTCTAGTACTAAAAATCCAACTGCTGGTACAGCAAATACTGGCGGTGGCGGTGGCGGTGCCGAACGATATAGTACCGCAACTAGCGGTGCTGGTGGTTCTGGTGTAGTAATTCTTCGTTACCCAAATGTGTTTACTATAACTATCGGCGCAGGTTTGACTGGCTCAACAGCAACGGACGGAAGTTCAAAAGTAACAACACTTACCGCTGGCACAGGAAATGTGAGTTGGGCAGAATAATGGTTTATAATATTAAACACGATAAGCATAGGAGATAATAAATGGCACATTACGCATTCTTGGATAGCAACAACATTGTGGTACAAGTAATCGTTGGCGTAGACGAAACAGTCACGCAAAATGATAATGGCACACCTGTTGGAGGTTCATCTGTAGCATGGGAAACTTTCTATGCTGCTCAACCATGGAACGAAGGTTTGTCTTGCAAACGCACCTCTTATAACAACAACATTCGTAAACAATACGCAGGTATTGGTTATTCATATGATCCAACAGATGATGTGTTTATCTCCCCAAAACCGTACCCTTCATGGACACTAGACGCCAATAACGACTGGCAACCACCAACACCAAAACCTGCTGAAGGTATGTGGTCGTGGAACGAAGCGGAACAAAGTTGGGATGAAGAAACTCTGTAATGGCTATAGATTTTCCCAATTCACCTGCCACCAACGACATATTTGCTGCTGCGGGCAAAACATGGCGGTATAATAGTGTGGGGTGGGTACTGGTAGGAATTGTTTCATCTGATGCCCTATCTACAACAGCACTAAACGGTGGAACTCCTACGACTATTCAATTTCATGTCATGAGCGCAGTTAACGCTGGTGGCGTGTAAAAAATATAGTGTAAACTAAGGAGACTATGCCTGTACAAATACAATTCCGAAGAGGAACTGCTGCTGAATGGACTGCTGCTAATACCGTATTGGCAGAAGGTGAGTTGGGTTTAGAAACAGATACTACTTATTACAAAATTGGTACCGGCTCTACAGCATGGACTTCTCTTGCTTATGGTTCTATTCTTGGCTCACTTGCCAATAACTCAGTAACTACAGCAAAGATTTTAGATGCCAACGTAACAGCCGCAAAACTCGCAAACACTGCGGTAAGTGCTGGGTCTTATACGGCAACGAATATCACAGTTGACGCACAGGGTAGAATTACTTCTGCTTCGTCAGGAACTGGTTTTGATGCTTTCAATGACCAAGTTTTTTTAGCAACACAAATATGGTCTTAAGGAGATAACACATGGCAACATTAAGTAAATTATGTTTACAACCAGCAGGTACTACAGGCACAGGCTTGGGTACCAAAGTTGCCGCAACAGCAACAGCAGGCACGGCAATTCATACTGCTAGTGCAACAGCAACAACCATTGACGAGATTTGGTTGTACGCAGTAAACAGTTCTTCATCTGCAGTAAAACTGACCATTGAATGGGGTGAAGCAACCGCACCTGATGGCAACATTGAGCAAACAATTCCTGCCGAATCAGGTTTGTATTTAATTACGGCTGGTCTAGTTCTTCAAGGCAACGCAACCCCGAAGGTTGTTAAGGCTTTTGCTGCAACTGCAAATGTTATTGTAATTCACGGTTATGTAAACCGAATTACGGCGTAAGGATTATCTAGATGTCTAGATTCGGGTTACGCAGTCGCTCAGGCACAGCACTATCTACTTGGACACAGGGAGATTTACTCGCCCCACAATATTTAATTGACTATCTTGTGCTTGCTGGTGGTGGCGCTGGTGCAGGATATAACGGTAGTGCTTACGGGAATGGTACTTCAGGCAGTAATAGCGTGTTCGCCACCATTAGTAGTACGGGTGGCGGTTATGGTGGCGGTTATGGTGGCGGCGGTCTTGGCGCAAATGGCGGTAGCGGTGGTGGTTCGGCACAAAATCAGAATGGTGCCGCAACAGGTACATCAGGGCAAGGTTTTGACGGCGGTGTAAGAGGTTCTACTTCGGGTGGTGGTGGAGGTGCTGGTGCTGTTGGTGGCACTGGTACAGGTGTTGGTGGTGTTGGTGGTGCTGGTAAAGCAACCACTATTTCTGGTTCATCGGTGACATACGGTGGCGGTGGTGGCGGTGGAGGTGCAGGTACTGGTGGTGCTGGAGGTGCTGGAGGTGGCGGTGCTGGAGGTTCATCGGTTAAAGGAACAGATGGTACGGCAAATCGTGGCGGTGGCGGTGGCTCTGGAGATAATGGTGTTGGCGCAATGCACGGCGGGTCTGGTGCTGGCGGTATGCGATGCACGGTAGATAACACAGGTGGAACAGCAACAAGTCCTGAAACCCCATTATTATTTGGTCCTGGAAAGTCAATTTTACCAAGTACAAATTACACAGTAACAGTTGGTGCTGGAGGTACTGGTTTTTCTAATGTTGGTGGACATGGAGGTAGTGGTACAGTTATTCTAAGATATCCTACAGGTCTGACAATTACAGTTGGTGCAGGTCTTACTTCAACAAATAGTTCTGCTGCTGGTGTTACAACTTATATATTCACTGCTGGTACAGGTACCGTAAGTTGGGTAATGTAATGACACACTACGCATATTTGTATAACAACAAAGTTGAGATGAAGAAACTCTGTAGTGGCTGTAGATTTTCCTAACTCCCCATCTTCTGGAGATGAATACGTGGCAGGAGGTAAAGTTTGGCGTTATCTTGCTAATGTTTGGAAACGTTTTCCACAAACCATTTCTGATGGTGGTTTTGCCAGCACTTCCCTCAACACATCTTTTGTAGATGATGGTGGAGGCGCCTAATGGCATATCGTAGTATTATTGTTCTAAACCCGATTTGGAGATAACCAATGACAATTAGACGAATTTTAATTCGTAGGGACACGGCTGCTGCTTGGACTTCAAGTAACCCCACCCTTGCATCTGGAGAATTAGGTGGAGAAACCGACACAGGAAAACTTAAACTTGGTAATGGTTCTACGGCTTGGAATAGCCTTGCTTACCAAGCAGGTGTTACCTCAATAAATGGCAACACAGGTGCGGTAACAGGTTTGGCTCCAACTGCTTCGCCAACCTTTACAGGAACAGTTGTTTTGCCAGCAACAACATCTATTGGCACAATCACCAATACTGAGTTGTCATATGTGGATGGAGTAACTTCTGCAATTCAAACACAAATTGATAACAAACTTGCTATTTCAACTGCTTCAACAACATATGCGCCAATTGCTTCACCAACATTTACAGGCACAGTTTCGGGTGTCACGGCAACAATGGTTGGGCTTGGCTCAGTCAACAACACCGCTGATACAGCAAAACCTGTTTCCACCGCACAACAGACGGCTCTTAACCTTAAAGCAGATCTCGCAAGTCCTGCTTTAACTGGTACGCCAACAGCACCTACTGCGGCTGTTGGTACATCCACTACACAGATTGCCACAACGGAATTTGTTATGGCAAATACTGAGGACGACCAGTTCATCCTCGCAGGACAAATTTTCTAGTAACTTATACACAGGAGATAACACATGGCAACATTTAGCAAACAACTTCTTTCGTCAAGCACTGACGGGCGAGCAATCAAGGTAGTCGCAACAGCGATTGGTTCCTCACCAACTTTGATTCATACTGGTCAAACTTCAACAAGTATTTTAGAAGAAGTTTGGATTTACGCACAAAACAACCACACAGCAGATGTTGCTGTACGAATTGGTTTTGGTGGAGTAACAGACCCAGACGACATCATTGAATACACAGTAAAAACCAAAGGCGGTTTGTATCTTGTAATTCCTGGTTTGATTCTTAAAGGCAACGCAACTCCGTTGACAATCCGTGCAGCAGCAGGAACGACAAACGTTATTTCGTTGTCAGGATACGTTAACCGAATCACAGCATAAGCCATGTCGCGTATTAAACGGAACACTACTGGCGGTAAAGCTGTTGGCGGAGGCTCTCTTGCTCCTAACACTAAACGCAATAACAGCACATTTCAGGTTGATGCATATTCTCGCGGTGGCGCAGCAGGTCCTGCAATTTCGTTTGCATTTATTGCTGGTGGAGGAGGAGGTGGTAATTACACAGGTAATTACTCAGTTGGCGGAGGTGGTAATGGTGGTGGTTATAGGGCTGGTGGTGTTGGTGCTGAAAATTCTGGAGGAGCAACTGCTAATTTAGGTGCTTTAGATGTGACAAGCGGTCAGCAACTCCAAGTTACTGTTGGTGCAGGTGGCGGAGGTAGTGGCACGGGCGGAACCAGCCAATTTGCTTCTTATACTGCTTCTGGTGGCGCTTGCTGCGCTAGTGGTACAAGTAACGCAGGATTAAATTTTGGTTCTAACTGTTGCAGCGCGGGAGGGGGAAGTGGCGTTGCAAACTCAGGTTATTCGGGTGGTAGTGGAACCATCACTTCAATTAGAGGGGGAGGTAACGAATATTTTGGCGGTGGCGGTGGCGGTGTTAGCGCCGCGCCCAACAACCCTTGTAACTATTGTGGTGGTTCTGTCGGCGGTGGTGGCGCTGGTGGTGGTGGTGGTGCAGGTTTGTATGACCCAACATATGACGGTCCACCTGTAGGTTCTGCAGCAAGTGGTAATACCGGCGGTGGCGGTGGCGGTGCTCGTGGTGGTTCTTGGCAATATGGTGGGAAAACGGGGAATGCTGGCGGTTCAGGAATCGTAATGGTCCGCTACGAAGACAGTTTAACAATTACTGTTGGCGCTGGTTTGGGTCATAGCGCAGGCACTACTAGCGGAGGTTTTAAACGACATAGTTTTACTTCTGGTAGCGGAGTGGTAAGTTTCGCATAATGGCACACTACGCACTTATTGATAGCAGTAGTTCTATTGTTGTTGATGTTATTACAGGCATTGATGAGAACGAAACCCAGACTGATTTGGACGGTACGGTTGTTGGAGGCTCTTCGGAGTCATGGGAGAATTTTTATGCTTCTAGACCGTGGTTTGAAGGTTTGATCTGTAAACGAACTTCATACAATAACAATATCCGAAAGCGTTTTGCTACAATTGGTCATACTTACAGCGAAGAATTAGATGTTTTTATACCCCCAAAACCTTATTCTTCTTGGGTTTTTAATGCAGATACTGTTGACTGGGAAGCGCCCATCCCCCATCCGCAAGAGGTAGGATATTTTATATGGAACGAAGAGCAACAGAGGTGGGAAGACTAACACCACTTGGTTACCCAAGAACCGGGACAAGAACCCTAGAGGCAACATTAGCATCTGCTTTTCCCAAATTAAAAATTACTCCCACTCAGCATCGTTTGACACCAATGACGCAATGCCCAAATGTAATTTGTATTTTTAGGGAACCTTTAGAATGTATTTCTTCTTGGATGACAACAGACCTTAGAGAAGAAGCAGACCCTCCAAGGTATTGGACAGCAGCAGAAAGACTTGAGTTTTATATTCGGTTTGCCAACAAAGCCATAGAATCAAACATTTTTTGCACAACCCTAAATCAACTTAAAGGACACCCAAATCGGGCGATGTTTGAATACTCACAAAAATATAATTTAGGAGACCCTGAGTGGGTACACATGGTGGCAATTGAAGAATTTGTTCAAGCAAACCACCCGCTTCATTACCATCATCCACATACACATAGCAAAACACGATTTTATGACGAAATTCAAAAAGAAAAACTATTTGATGAAGCAGAAAGCATGTATAAGATTTTTGTAGGTTTAGTAACAGATATGGTGGATGACGATGACTGACAGAACAAATACGGCATTCCAATCAACTTGGTTTTTTACAGGGTTGCCTGATGAAATTGTAAAAATTGTGGAAAGAGAATTGCTAAAAGACTTTGGTAAGGATGTCAAATCTTCTCAAGTAAATTTTCGCGTCGGGAAAGGACTTAGTGAAGTGCGAAATGCAAAACATTCATGGGTTTCAAGTTCTCATTGGGTAAGTGGTTTTTTGTGGCACTATATAGAACGCGCAAATAGAGAGAATTTTTTGTATGATTTAAAAGGATTAGATAACGAACATATTCAATACACCGTTTATGACGAGGGTGATTATTATGAATGGCATAACGATGGTGGTCTTACAACTTTGTATAAACCACAGTATGTTGGCAATTCCGTTACTGGTATGAATGAAGATTTTGTAAATCAAAACAAAGAACTTGTCAGAAAACTTTCTTTTTCATTGCAACTTTCTAACCCAGAAGATTACGAAGGTGGTGAGCTTGAACTTATCAACGAGTCAGGTGAGAGTTACCTCGCACCAAGCACACAGGGATGTTTTATTTTGTTTGATTCTCGTACTCGTCACAGAGTGCGTACAGTAACCAAGGGAACCCGCAAGTCGCTTGTTGGGTGGGTTCTCGGTCCGCGTTGGAAGTAGCCGTTATGTATAAAAAAGTAGATAATGTTTTTGGCAATTACTATTTTAATTACCTTCTGGACAAAATTGAAACGCCAGGTGAGTTCCCTTGGTATTTTTATAAAAATACACAAACAGGTGGTTACCCTAGCGAATTCAAAAATAGCGGTTTTAGGCACACACTAATTCTTGATGGGGTTAATCAATCATCGTATACAAACTTATTTCTACCGATTGCTTGGAAAGTATCAGAAATAATTTCTAAGCCAATTGCTTTGGTTGAAAGGATGCATGTAAATATGGTGTTTAATCTTGGCATAGAACATGCTGGAGAGCCACATTTGGATGTTGCTGACACAGCCGAGAGCGATAACTACAAAAAATTTACTGCGATATACTATTTGGACGACACAAATGGTTGCACTACGCTTTACGATGACAAAGGTTTTCCTTTTTTTAAGAACCCATCCACAGCGGACAGTTTGCTTATATTCTCTGCAAACATAGAGCATTCAGGAGGGCTGCCTACTGATGCACCAATACGTAGAGTTGTTAATATAAACATCACATGTCCTAGGTAAATTCATCACCCGAAATTGGCGGACTCTTCCCAATAACAATGCCTCAAAAAGGCCAATACGCTACCAGCAATCTTGTTTGGTATACTTACTCAACACATTACAACACTTTAAAGAGGAAAAATGGCTCAAGCATACAAAGTCCTAGCACAATCCGCCCCCGCAGCCACCACAAATACGGACATGTACACCGCTGGAGCTGGGTTGCAAATTGTTGCTTCAACTGTAACTATTTGTAATCGTGGCGGATCATCAGCTACTTACCGCATCGCCGTTCGTAATGGTGGGGCAGGTTTAGCCAACCAACACTACATTGCCTATGATGCAACAGTGTCATCATATGACACAATCGCTTTAACCCTTGGAATTACCATTCAAGCAACTGATGTTATTACGGTGTATGCATCTAATGCCAATTTGTCATTTAACATTTTTGGTTGCGAAATAACGTGATCTACAAAGCATCTAATGCTTCTATAACACGCACTGCACGGGTAAACCTTTCAAAACTTCGCTTTACGGGAAATAAATTAAAAAGAACTTCTCGCCTTTCTTGCGGAGCAAATGGCACTTACACTGGGGTAGATTCTTGTTCTGGGTATTCGCTGTACAGAACGTATCACGATGGTATTTGTGGAACTTATACCACCTTGTACGAAAGCAACAGTGCTACTTGTGGTTATGTTGCTCCACCACCTCCACCACCTCCTGTCCCGCCACCACCACCACCACCCGTAGGTTGCACTCCAGGACTTGAATGTGTAAATGATGCTTGTGCATATTGCAATCCAGGAAGTGGTGACTCATGTGTTCCTGCAGGAATTTCATGTTGTTCCACTTGGGGATACTTGAATTCTGACTGCAGTAGAAACGTGCAGTGTGGAAACTGTTGTCCAGGTGGCTATTTTACTGGTCGCCCTGGCTGCTAACCTAATTACTTGATAGGATTTTACGTATGAGCAACACACCAGAAACACTTCCAAGCGTTTATTACGCTCTAGTAATTGACGGAGAGGTGGCAACTAATTTTAAAGTATGTGTAGCAATTGAGGCTGTTGTTGCGGCAATGTCATCTAACCCAACTATTACATTAGACAGCCAAACAGAAACTTATTGTACGTATAACCTTACCATTGGTGACGAATTAGCCTCAACACTCCCTTGGCCAAAAAATGACGAAATGATGAATGCTATTTTTCAATCAAACCCAACCGTTATTGTGTTAACCGATGAACTACTAGAAATTGGTATTGGCCCTGGATGGCTTTGGGATGGAACGGAATTTACAGAGGCAACATAATGAATGCTTGGCAAGAATATAAACAAAAGTTGGGCACTACTCGTCCGTGGGATTTTATAAACCCAAACACAGAGTATGTGGCTGAGGAACTTTCAACTTCTAGGTTTGGTGTTTGCGAACAATGCCCAAGTTTAATTAAAGTAACTAGCCAATGCAAAGAGTGCGGTTGCTTTATGAAACTTAAAGTAAAACTTAAGGAAGCAGTTTGCCCACTTAGTAAGTGGTAGTTTTGTGTTTAACTTTGATAATCAAACCACCAACGAATACAAAAGTTTTGCAAAATATGTAAACCCAGAAACAAACAAACCGTATAGTTCAGAGTACGTCAAAAATAACGTAACTCAACTAGAGTATGGCTATTCTCCTAAATTTGACAAAACGTTGTTTTACACGTTAGAAGAGGAAGCATTCTTATCAAATGAAGAGTGCTCTTATCTAATTAACCTTTCACAGTCTCAAAACAAATGGTTGAGTGAGGGGCAAACTCTGCCGTTTTGGGTTGACAGAAATACGTCACTTTTTAATATTGTGTTTAGCTCTGACAACAAAGAATACACAAAACAACTTGTTTTAAAGATACATGATGAACTGAAAGTCTTGTTTAAAAACAAGTTTGCATGCGATCAAGAAATATTTTGTGATCAAATAGGCATAGTTCGTTGGCCTGTAGGTAGTTGGCAAATGCCACACATTGACCAGGTACCCCACATAAATAGGGTGTGCGGTTCTGTGATATATCTTAATGATGATTACGCGGGTGGCGAAACCTTTTATCCATTTTTTGACGAAATGATGAAACCTCGTAAAGGTAAAATGTTTGCTCACACCCCAGATAATGAACACTTTCATGGAGTGACTAAAATAAGTAAATGCACTAGGTATACAATCTCAAGCACCTGGAGTACTACCACAGAGGTACAGCCTTACAAAGAAATGCTAAGCAAACTCAGGTAAGATAAAATGTAGTGTGAAGTTTAAATTCCGCCCACTACAACTGCTCCCATTGTTTGTTTGGCTATTGCCATTCTTTGTACAAACCGCTAATGCTGAACCTGTCGCAGGGTTGAATGCAGTCGGTTATATCGTTACTGAGATACCGCCAACGAGATCGGACACGATCTATGAGACTTGTGGTTCGGAGTTAGAAAACAACATCAACCGAAATTTCAACGGCGAACCATTCCAACAATGCCCTGTTGATTTGTTTATGATTCACTACACAGGGTTCATAACCGTCCCTGCCAACAACACGATTCAGTTTATGATTGCGGCGGATGACGGTGGTGTTATCGGAATAGGTAACACATCGTTTGGCACTTGGAACGACAAAGGATGTTCGTGGTCAGCAATAACAACGGCTGCTTTTCCTGCCGATACTTATGCGCTGGATGGCTGGCTTTACGAGCACGGCGGAAGCACTTGCTTTATGTTGGCTTGGAATATCAATGGTGCAGGTTGGGAAATTGTTCCTGATAGTGCGTTTACTACGAACGGAGTCTCGCAGACAACTTCAACAACATCTTCAACGACCACATCCTCAACGACCACATCCTCAACGACCACATCCTCAACGACCACATCCTCAACGACCACATCATCTAGCTCGTCATCCACAAGTACCACGGAAGTTGCCACAACAACCACAAGCACGTTGCCAGAAACAACAACGTCAACTTCATCCAGTTCTTCCAGTTCATCAACCTCAACGACAACCACATCAACTTCAACGACAACATCAACATCTCCAAGTACAACGACAACAACGACTGTTTATGTCCCGACTCAAACAACATCTACTTCCTCCCTTGCGCCTGTGGTGGTAGAACCACCGACGACGGTTTACGAACCCGTTGTATTGCCAACCATAGCCACATTGCCAACAGTGACAGAAGAAGAACCTGAGACAGAATCCACAACGGTGACGCTTCCCGTAGGAACATTACCTGAAATTGAATTGCCAACAGTGACCATTCCAGAAGACGAGGTATCAACAGAAACAACTTTACTACCAATTGAAGTAGACCCCACAGAAACTGAAGCGGTAGTAGTAATAATTCCATCAGATGAGTATACCCTCCCCGATGTAGAAGACAACGAGCCAATCACGACAGTTATATTGGACAACATTCTTGAAAATACGTTCACTACCGATATTGAGGCTGACGAGGTTGGTGCTGTTCTTGACACACTCCTTAGCGCAGAACTTACCGACACGCAGTTTGACAATGTCCTAGAAGCCGTGTTCACCGAAGATGTTTCGGCAGATGTATTCACCGAAGCACTGACAACAATGCTAGATGCAGACATTACTAGCGAACAGTTGACGGCAGTTTTAGATTCTGCATTCTCGGAAGATACTTCTGCTGAGAATATGGTGTCGGCTTTGGATTCAATCCTTGATGGTCCGCTTAGTTCTGGCGACCTAGACAAAGTTATGGACGCAGTATTTGACGAGGACATTTCCGCTGCAGACACTATGACCGTACTTGACGACTTGCTTGAAACAAATCTTAGCCAAGCAGAAACAGAAGCAATCTTTGACAGCGTGTTTGATGACGACCTTTCAGATAAGGAAACCATTGACCTCATCGTTGATGTATTGAAAGACGGTCTTACAGCAGAGAATTTGGGCGCTGCTCTTGGCGCAGTCTTTGACGAAGAAGTAAGCACTGAGGTTTTGGTTGAAACCTTTACTGCCGTCTTGGGTAACGAATTGAACGAAGAGTCAGTCAGTGTCATCGTAAATGTTTTGGAATCAGACTCAATTACCGAAGAGCAAGTTTCACAAGTTGTCACATTGGTAATTGAACAGGAAGGTGGTATTCCTAGTGACCAAGCAACAGAACTCGCAACAAGTGAAAAAGTGTTGGAAAGCATTGACGGCGAACAAGCAACGGAAGTGTTTGATGCCGTGGTTGCGTCTGAGGTGTCGCCAGAGGATGGGATAGCAATTTCGGAAGCGGTGCAAGATGCGCCAAAAACAGTCCGTAAATCATTTGAAAAGGAACTTAATGTTTTTGAAGGAGTTTTTGATACCTACGTTCCCATGGGTTCTAAAGTGCCGGTTAGCAGCCGCCGCGTCATTGTGGGTGTGGGTGCTGTATTATTAGGTGTTCCAATTCGCGTGCGAGTTGGTTAAGGGTATACAACTAGCGTTGCGTTAGAGGCCTCTAGGAGGCTATTACAGGCGACAAAATACCACATGGGCTACCAGATAGCAGATCCCATTAAAACAAGCGTATACGGAGTTATATGAAAAAACTTAGAAAAGAACTATCGGGGCTAATTTGGACCCTGGCTGGCACGGGGTTGGTACTCATTACTTTGTCGGGAAGCACCCGTACAACGGGCATTTGGATTAGCATTGTAGCCATAGTTTTGTCTTTGGGAAACGCTGCTTTGTCTAAAGACGACGAATAACATTTAATCTATAATATGACACATGGCTAGACCACCAAGAGGATTATCACCAGAAGCGCGTGCTCGCGTTAAACAAAGCATCTCGTCTACCACAACATACAGAGATGCTCAAGAATCTTTTGCCAAGTCAACTCAAGAAACTAAAGACGTAATTCAAGGTGAAAAAGAACGTTTTGAGCAATGGGCAGCAACAGACCAAACAGCAGACAACGGTCACGACCTTAGCAATTTAGGGGCAAATACTAATGGCACAAGTAGCACAAGAATTTTAACTGCTCAATATTTCTTTAATAAACAAACGTTAAATGGCGACATTTATGTAACTTGGAGAGGGCAAAAAAACAGAAAAAGTGGGACACCGTATTACGTTTACAACAACATTCCAGCGTTTGTTGCAAAACGGTTTATGACCGCTTTATCTAAAGGGAAAACTATAAACACGTCTGGTCTTTCTGGTGGGTATACAAAAGACGATTCTAAGTTTAAAAACCCATCAGCCACACCTTTTGGCGCAGAAATTCAAGCAGGTGATTACGGAAATGTTCCGCCAATGTTTGATAAACCTAGAACAGCCAACCCAGAGCTTGAGCAAGATAGCTACATGTCTGGTCTTAACATTATTCAACAGGATTGACCTTACACTAAAAATACGGTTAGACTTCAATTTATGTTTCTTAACACCGTTCGCGGTTTCTGGTTTGTCTATTGGATAATCCGTGACACTGCAACTAAAACCACTCCAAGGATGGCTGTAGGTTGGCTTCGTGAGTTAGGTGGATACTGGCGTGTTGGTAAAGGTATTCAAATTAAAACAGGAAAATACATTACACAAGTTGGTGTTTGTAAAAAACGTGAGTTTATAGATGAAGAAGAAGGAACACTAAGTGTACTTGAAGGTAGGATGTTGGCAACAACCATTAATGAGATTGGAGATTGGCGTTGAGATTGTTTAAAACTAACAAAT